CTGGGGCGTTATGGCGTCTAATTTGGTTTAGATAGTCTACTATTACTATACCTAAATCAGGCAGTTGTGCTGCTTTTTGTCTTACTGTGCTAATGATTTTAGCAAGAGTAAGTGCAGGGTCATAAAAAACATCTACTTGAGGTTTATCTTCCAAAGGATTACGAGTAAGTTGATAATGAAACTTATCAAAATCTCTATGTCCTTTGAACTCTTCTAAACACTCTCCACCGCCTTCAAAACGGTTAGCCCACCACTCGGCGACCTTGTCCCACTCCAAAGGAGATAGATTTTTAGTCTTGATTCGATTAGTAGGTACACCTGTAGCGACAGCACAGATTCTTTGCAGAATTTGTCTACTGTCCATCTCTATAGTAAAATAGAGAACAGATTTATTTCTTTCATGAGCTGCGTTTGCAATATTACAACAAGTAAAGGACTTACCTCCACCTCTTTGTCCGCCAATAACGACCAAGTCTTTGGGAGAGAAAGTATAGTCTAAATCATACTCTTGATTCAGACCAAGCGGCAAGAACTTCTTCAAGTCCTCTTCGCTATCAAATAACTCAATCGTATCCATACTTTCATTGTCGGTAGATGTTTCTACCTGGTCTTCGACTTGAACTACAATTTCTTGTAACAGGTCAATGTTCTCACGAGCATCGCCTATTGCAATCTGATGTTCTACGAAGTTTTCGACTTTGGATAGTATTTCATTCTGAGTGAATTGATTCTTTAAATAGTCCAACAATATATCTGCTGGAACTTCAGTTTCGACTGTTTCTATGGCATAAATCTTCTCTTGAAGTTCTCTAGAACGAACTTCTAGTTTAAGGTCTTCAAAAGTTGGTAATGCATGATACTTATGTACATGTTTATCTACGATCTTCCACAGTTTACGGTACTCACCTTCTGGGAAATAGTGTTCCTTGAGGCTATTCCATGCCCCAAATTCACTGTTCATAAGTATTTGCTTAAGTAATGCCGATTCTAAAGTCAAGTTGTCTCTCCCAAAACAAAAAAGCGAGCAGACCTAAAGAAGCCCACTCGCTGAATTTAATAGATTATTAACCTATTTCTTTTCTAGCTGCACCGTTATAGTCCGCGCACTGTAAGCCTCTTCGAGTTAGCATTGTTTTAACGCCTCTAACTGTTTTGCCGATTTCGTCAGCGATTTCTTCAACAGTCATGTCATTAATTTCAACATCTGCTAATGGGTCAGCTTTGCTTGAACCTTTAGTATGCTCTTGTTTTGGAATAGCATTGATTTCTCCTGCTCTAAGTAGGGATAATGCTTTACCTCTGATTGAGTTAACGCTTCTGCCTAAGCCTTCTGCGATGTCCTCTATGAAAGCTCCATCGTTTACCATTGAGATAAACTGGCTTTCTTCGTCCTCACTGTAAGTTTTTACAGTTTCAACTTTAGGAGCAGGTTTAACATGCTCTGTAAGTTGCATTGAAAGGATTTTACCTTGAATTGACTTAGCACTAAATGCTCCGCCTTCAAAGTTTGCTGCGATTTCAGCATATGTATGAGAACCTGAGTTATCAGTAACAAATGCTTGTAAAGTAGCTTCTTGAGCGTCACTAAAAGATTTAGTGTTGCTTGATGAAGCAAGTTCTACATCATAACCCATTTTTCTTAGCTTTGAACTAACACTTCTTACAGAAGTTTCAAGTTCGTCTGCAGCGTTAGCTACAGTAGCTTGAGAAACAGGTGATTCAGAGCCTACGAAGCTCTCGAGAGATGATGTTCTCTCATCTGTCCATTTTGGTAATGCCATTTTATTATTCTCCAATTAAATCTAAAATGTTTGTTATTATAATGACTCCTCGGTCACGAGCAGTCTGTGTTTTGGCTGATTCAATTCCTGACTCATTGATTAAATGAGTGCAGTCCTTTGTCAGACTGTTTTTTACGGCATAGCCGTGTTGTTCCAGAACTTCTGCAGCACGAGCCTTGTTGGGATATGAATTGAGTCTACCTGAAATACAGACTGTACCAACAGTTTCTCGTTTTACAACTTTAGTTGCAGAAAAACTGAATGGTAGAGTAGTATCATATTCATTTGGATAAAATTCTTCATCTAACCAATCTAATAGGTTTGCTGTTGCTTTCGGGCCAATACCCGCTTCAGTACAACTTTTCTCTGATATTTCTTCGAGTGTCGAAATATTCTCGCATAATTTTTGAGAAGCTGACCGACCGAAAAGTGGAATTGAGAATGATGGCAGTAATGTTTGCAAATCAACTGATTTTGACTTCTCAATCTCAGTTGCTAACTTAACTGCCATTTTCTCTGAGCCCAGTCTTGAGGAAATATCCTCAACAGTTAGCTCATACAGTTCTGGGTAGTCGTCGAGTTCCAACTTCTGTATAGTAGCTGGACCGAGTCCTTTTATTTTAAGAGACTTGCCGAAATGTTCTAGTTTTTTACTCCATTGTGCTGGACACATCTTGTTGAAGCAGTAAAGTAAGTCATTAACAAACTCTACTGACCCTTGACAGGAAGGACAAGCAGTTGGTGGTAAAATTTGGCTCATTTCGATTCCG